CCCAGGGCATCTCCACGCCGGGATTCTTCGATTCCCAGTAGCGCAGGATGGCTGCCTTGAATTCGGCGTGCCGACTCTTCGCGGCCTCCGTCTTTTTGCCTCGCGCTGCTTTTGCGCGAGAGGGTTTCTGTTCTGTTCTGTTCTGTTCTGTTCTGTTCTGGTGCGTTTCATTTTGCGTTTCATCGCGTTTCTGAAACGTTTCGTCCTGTTTCAGTGCTTGTTTTGCGCGGAATTTGTTGACTCTATCCGTACTAGAATCAGATACAAATTGACGCTTGTTCCAGTTCAAAACAGCCCAATTTTCATCGATAAAACCCTTCGCTTGAAACGCTAATTTTGTTTCATGAAACGTTTCATCATCGTTACATCCAATTCCATATTTCAACTCGTCACAAGAAAGCTTTTCGGTGAGTCCAGAGCTGCGCAAGCAGAACAGCCTAACAAGCCGAATCTGTAGTACATCGCTCATGGTCCGAATTTTTGGGTCTGTGGAGAATTCAGCGTACATCCTGAACCACTGGTTCATTTCGTTCCCTTCTAAGTAGGGCTGGCGAGGAGAGCCTTAGAAACTCTCCTCTGCCACTTTCGGCTCCGCTGATCAGGCAGAGCGCCGTAGTCCTTCGCAGGCGCGGTGGACAGGATCATTGTATACCTCTGGTCGCGGACTGTCTTGGACAAAATGCTGGGCGGGATACTGCGCTGATTCCCGCCCGGTTTGCGTGGGTTATGCGGTCACCTTGACCATCTGCGCTTACTTCATCACCGCGAGCGCTTCGATGAACTTTTGCAGCGCCTGGGCGTCTGCCTTGAAGTATTCTGCGCACTTCAGAGCTTCATTTTTCGCGTCTTCCCAGTTTTTGAGTGTCTCATTCCGGGCGGCGACAAGCCGGATAAGTTCCTGCGCCTGATCGGCGCTCATCGCACTCACGGCCTCAATGCTCAACGCTTGCACCTTGGGCGTGCGCTTGGTTCCCTTGTCACTGCGCGGCGCTCGTGTGGGTGCTTCTGCCGCGATAGAGGGTTTGTCTGCGCTCAGGTTCATCGCTGCAACTCGCGCTGCGGCGGCCTCGATGGTTTCTGCGTCAAGCTCTGGTGCGTGCATATTGTCCTTTCTGGTTGCAAGCTATTGTGTTGCGCTCATCCGCGCATCTTCTTCCTGCCGTAGCTGCTCACGAAGCCGCTGCGGTATCCTTCCTCTGCCGCCCATTCGCGCCGCGTCAGTGGCCCGTCGCGCTCTCGCTGGATCATGCGCTCGGCCACATTCGCCGCGATCTGGTTCGCTTCGTCCAGCGGCTCAGGCGGGTCAATGATACCGCGCTGGAGGCTCCAGATTGCGACGAAGCGCGTCATCCCTCCACCTTCTCGACTGAAATCAGCGCGCGCTCTGGCAGCCCGTAGCGTTTTACCGCTTTCAGGCCCACAACCTGCCCATCGTCCGCGAACAGGATGCCCGTCAGCGCGTCCAGGGTGGCCCGGCACAGCTTGTCAATGTCCGGCTTGGTTGGCGGGTGCGTCCATGCCTTCTTGTGCCCCTTGGGGCGCTTGAAATAGAAGTCGCACTGGACGGAAACCGCGACATGCGGCCCGGCGAATATCTCGCTGCCATCTCGCGCAGCCAAAGCGGCATAGCCCACCGCCTGTCGATAGGGCATCGTCTTTGCGTTGTCGCAGGTGAGCCGCGCTTTGCCGCCAACGATGAACGCTTTGAGTGATCCCTGGGGCGCTGGCCGGCCAAGAACCTCGAACTGGATGTAACCGCTCATCCGCGCACCCCGTATTCCTTCAGCCTGCGGTAATAGGTGTTTGTTGAGATGCCGAGCGCAACGCAAGCCGCCCGCGAGTGTCTCCCGAACGTATCGCGCGCGTTCAAGATAGCCTCTTTCTCAACCTCCGCGATAGTGCGCACCTCGCGTGTTGGAGCGTTGCTCTCGCAGGGTGTGTCCGGTTCCGGTTCTGGCTCAACCATCGCTTGAATCAGCAGCGGCGACGATTCCAGCGCGTCAATGAGGCGGCTCAATCGCTGCACCTGGCCGCGCAGAAAGTGAAAGTCCTGCTCCATCTGCTTGAGCGTCATGGGCGCACCGTCGGAAACTCTTTCCACTCGCGGCCGTCGAGCATGGCACCGGCGGCTTCCCTGCCGAGACGGTACAGGTCAGGCGCATCGTCGCAGTGTAACTCTTCGCTCTGACGAGGAGTCAGCGAATCGTAAAGCCAGCGCCCATCCCACCAAGTTGCAGTCCGCTCGGTGTGGGTAGGCAGATGACCGGCGCAAGCCCCAGGCGCCCATTCGCCCCACCCCTTGAAGAAAAAGGCCGTGCCGGTCACCTCGCATTGGTCGCGCAGACTCTCGGCCCACTCGGGAAGCATCGGCCGCGCATTCGGTCCGCTCTCGCCTCCACAGATCACCCAGTCCAACTCTCGTAGGCCGTCGTATTCGTCCGTGCAAATCCTACCGCACTCATCTGGTTCCGGCATTTTGTGACGCGGATGTGGTGTATCAAAGTCGGTCGAGTTTTTCCAGCGAAGACTCACAGGCCCCAGCAATGGCTCAGCCGAGATGAACCGCAATGCCGCCGGCGTCTGTAGCAACAGCGGAATGCGCTCATCCGCCGCGGCCTGATTCTCCACGCTCACGCCCAGCCAGCAGCGCGTCAGCTCAAAGAATCCGAGATTCAAGTTGTCGTCGCACATCACCGAGAGGATGTTCTCCGGCCGCTTGGTCAAAAGCTGCCAGTCGAGCGCATCGCAGGTATCGCCGATGAGTCTCCAGAGGGCTTGCCGCGCGGCGACCGGCGCTTCTAGTTCAAATATATCGGCCTGGCTTGCGCAAAAGACCTTATCGCGCCTTCCCGCTGCCCGCGCTGCCTTCGCCCACCTGATTGGTTCGCGCCAGTTCGCTGCGCTGGTGACGTGTCGCGGCGCGCTTGGTCCCCAATGGCTCACAGGTCCGAGCATGTGCCGATCATCGCGGGTCTTTGCATAGCAGTTCGCGCATCCGGCGCTTACCTTGGTACAGCCGATCCACGGATTGAACGTGTGGTCGGTCCATTCGATTCCAGTTTTAGTGCCCATTTACCACCTCCACATTGAAAGCTCTTGCCTGCTTGTCCTCTTGCTCCACGCGACCGATGCGACCCTTGACCCGCTGGCCGATCTCGGGCAGTTTGTGATTGCGCACATAGTTGCGGTGAAAGAAGAGCGTTTCGCCGGTGTCTGTGCGCACCCAACCTATGTCCTTGTGTGGGATGGTGTTCTCCACGACGCCGGTGAACGTTTCAACTTGCTGCGCTGTCTGCTGCATCTTCAAACCCACCTTTCGCCCACTCAATGTCAGCGTCCGATATTCCCATATCGCCAAAGTCCTCCGCAACGCGCTCCGGCTCGGCAACCTCCGGCGCGCGCTGTTTCAGGCGCTCAATGGTCGCGTCCACGTCCGCCAGGAACTTGTCCGTTGCTTCGCGCATCTTGGCAATCTGCGCCTCGCACTCCTCGCGGTGCAGGCGGATGGTGAACTGCACGTAGCGCCTGGGTAGGATCGGGCCGAACATCGCGGGATCGTTGCTCATGCCGCCGTCACGCGAAATGAAGTCTATCCATTGCAGCGGCGGGCAGCACATGAATGCGAAGAGCAGTTGCGGCATATTGCCCTCTGGAATCTGGCCCGCATCGAGGGCTCGCAGGTGCGTGGTTGTGCGCGGGCACTTCGACTCGATAGCGCCGACCAGATTACCATCTGCGTCGTTTACCAAGCCATCCGGGCTCCAGCCGGTGCGCTCATTGTCGCCCACCACCATGCCGACCTCTTCGACCATCACGCCCTCTTCGAGTTCGTAGGCCGTGCGGGCCGCTGGCTCAGAGAACGTACCAGCCTTCATGGGCGCTGATACAAAGTGGTCCTGCGCCGCGATGCCGCTTAGAATCTCCGCGACCTTCTCCAGCCGGTAGAGTTCGCGCTTGGAACCCTCGACGCCCTTCTGCGTGAAATTCATGATGGCCGACGCACTGGACGCTGTGGCGCGGCCTAGGTGCGCTTGGAAAAAGTCATCGGACACGTTACCGTCTGTGCCGTGCTGCGCGAATCGTAGAATCTGCATACTTCCTCTCCGTGTTTGATGGTTACTGCGCGGGCCGTTCCGCTCCCTGCCAGCTTCCGTTACCTTTTGGCTACGGCCTCCTAGTTGGCCGGTGGAATGCTGCTGGCACCCTATCCCCCGAGGGTTCCCCGTCTCATCCGTGAGTGTTCAGAGCCTGTCTCCAGGTTGTCGGAGTCGCCCGCGCAAATTTAATAACTGATGGTTACGTGCGGCACAGCGCCCTTTGCGATGGCAGCGATAAGCAGCTTGCCAGCCTCTTCGGAGATATTGAGAAGCGCAAGCGCGGCCAGTATCTCGCGGTGGATCGCGCCCTGGTGCGCCCGGTTCTTTGCGCGCTTCTCAGCCTCATCGAGTTCCGCCTTTTGCTGCGCTGCCACCCGCTGGCGCTCGGCCTCGATCGCACGCTCCTGGTCGCGTATGGCTTGTGCGGCTGCCTCCTCTGCCCTGCGAGCTGCCGACTGTTCATCGGCGATGCGCCGGGCTTCCGTGAGTTCAAGCTGACGTGCGGCCTCTTTCTCGGCCGCGATACGCTTCTGCTCCGCATACGCGGCTTCCTTCACACGGCGCTCTTCGGCCTCGGCAAGTTCCCGCGCAGCGCGTTCCTCCGCCGCGATCCTCTGAGCCTCGGCCTGCTTCGCCCGCGCCTCAGCCTCAATGCGCTCATTCTCAACCCGCAGGCGCTCACGTT